TTCTAAATGATGGGAGATTATTGAGGAAAGTATCTCTAAGTCGTTTACCATCTTTTTTGCTTCCTCCAACCACTGTCCCAATCTTTTCATCTCCTGCTCCGTATATGAGTGCATAGATGAATGTCTTTGCCTGATTTCTTGATTCAAGTCCTGCAAGTCTTTGGTTAGCTGTATGTATGTCTCCGTTGAGAATTTCATCTATAAAGCCTTCATCATTCATGTAATGAGCCAACATCCTTAGCTCAAGACCACTAGCATCAATACCTACTAGCTTGTGTTTAGGAGGAACTACCCAACAGGCTCTGCATTCCTTACCGTAAGGAGCGGAACAGTTAGGAACTTGAGCCATGTTGGGGTTCCTGTGAGTCATTCTACCAGTAACAGTACCATTATGGTTAACAAATCCATGCACTCTGCCATCCTTGCCTAGCTCCTTGAACCATGAATTTATCTGAGATATCCGCTTCTGTAACATCAGATATCTACCTATCAATGCTGCTTCTGGTATTCCTTTTACATTAGATAATATCTTCTCATCAACCATTGGCTGACCAGTAGGAGTAAACTTCTTTGGCTTCCAACCAAACTCCTGTAGATATTCTCCGATCTGTTTACGTGAGCCAAGATTAAACTCTATTCTTTTCTCACGAATGATAGATCCTTTACGACATATTTCTTTATAATCATCGTCAGTAAGCCTTACGCCTTTGCCCTGTAAGGTTTCACCCATCTTGGATACCTTACCCGTCTTGGTCTGACGTTTGAATATTTCAATCTTTTCTATCTTAGGCTTGAACCGCTTCTTAACTTCATCAGTTACCAACTCTACTTCTTCAGTCAGCTCTGCCAATAAAAGGGAGGCGGCTCTCTGATCAAACAGAAACCCATGCTCTTCCTGTTCCTTCAAGATGTTAGCTACTTTGTTCTCTATATCTATAGACTGCTTAGAGAAACCCGCAGCTTCCTTGCGTAATTCAAAATAAACTTTCTTATTAAGAATAACATCACTGGTACATCTAGCCATCATCTCAGGGCTATAGGCTGTAAAGTCATCGTAGCCACTCTTAGAGAAGCCTACTGATTCACCCCATTGCTTGAGACTATGGCCTCCTTCACGAACTGGATTGAACAATCTGGAAATGATCAGAGTATCTACCAACTTCTTATCTGATAGATCTACGCCGCACATTCTGTATATCCAAGGTATATCATAGTTAATGATATTATGACCGATAAGCTTATCAGCCTGTTGTAATAGCTTAACTCCTTCATCTATTTGGTCAGGGCCAAACTCATAAACAGCAGAGCTATCTAAATCTACAGCAGAGATACACCAGATAACACTAACATCTGTTACTCCATCTGTCTCAATATCAAAAACTAATGATTTCATAATGCTTCATCCGCATCTTCTAATTCATCTTCGTAATCAATTATCTCGGACAGCCTGCCCGTTTCTTTATCATACATCAGATGTGTAGCCATTCCAACGTCACCAGTGTACCTAGACTTCAGCACTCTGACATGAGTTGTATTGGCTTCGTTAGGATCATCAGACTGTTGGTTGCGCTCCAAAGCCAGAACACAATCAGATAACTGAGCTATAGACTGAGAGCCTCTGAGGTGACTGAGATTAACAGTAACACCATTCTCATGGCCTCTGTTGCCTTCAATCCTCTTGAGGTGAGATACAAGAATCAAACCTGCATTTGTTTCTTCAACAATAGATCGCAGCTTGTGCATAATAGTATCTATAGTTCTTCTCTCATCGCCTTCAGCACTAGCCGACAGCAGCATATGTAAGTGATCTACTACTACCCACTTACAATCCAAACCAACAATCATGTATCTGACCTTGGCAAAGATCTCATCAATATCGTTAGATCCAAAGTGTGAATGAATCCAAACACGATCATCACCAAAGAGATTATCTAGCATAGTATCTAGCTGCTCTTTGGGATACTCTTTTCTGATGTGGTCAATGTATAGTCTGGCGTTAGCCTCAATGGATACCAGACAGTCAGCAGTCTTATAGTAATCTTCCTCAAGAGCAATGATACCTACGTTGTCTTGAGTGTTCTTTATCAGCCAGTGTTCTAGCTCTCTGGTGATACTAGACTTACCTAGACCAGTGCCACCTGTCACAGTAACAAGCTCTCCGGTTCTCAGGCCATAGAGTTTGTCGTTCAAGCCATGCCAAGGATAAGGTATAGATTCTTTTTCAGGGCGATCATGATACTTAGAAAGAATATCTTTAGCACTCATGATACCGGAGGGAGTGTAAGTTTTAGAAGCCCACCAAGATGTAGTGTATGCCCTATGATTACCGCTACGCAGCATATCATTAGCATCCTTGAACTCTTCTGGCAGACTCATGATCAAAGCTTTGCCGGGAGTAAATAACCTAGCAGCTTTTCTGGCCGCTTCTCTGCCCGGAGTGTCACTGTCAAAGTTTATAACTATCTTGTCAAACTTCTCCAAGAACTCTAGAGATGACTTGATATCTCTGACCGCACCGGCAGCACCATTCTTTAGTGAGACAACAGGCCACTTTGATCCTAGAAGTTCATAAGCTGCCATAGCATCACACTCACCCTCAGTGATAGTGATGTACTTGCCTCCTTCTTGGAACAACTGCTGACCAAACAAACCAGTACCAGTAGAAGATCCCTGCCAAAAGAATGTCTTGTTTGTATCTCTGAGTTTGAATGCACCAATCTCATTGACGTTATAGTACGGATAGATGTGAGTATCTACATCACCTCTGGAGTTAAGAATAGATTTAACGCCATACTTCTTAGCTGTATCAAGAGAGATACTTCTATCTGTTAGGGCGTTGAAAGAACCATCAGAGGTATTCACAGAATTATTTTTATAAGTTTTAAATTCTATGGCTGTAGGTGAGATACTGTTGTCATGATTAGGAATTAATTTATCACAACTGAAACAGTATAGTGAGCCATCATCATTTAGAGATGCGGGGTCGCTGCCGCCACATTCGGGGCAGGGTATATGTGTTTTAACGAATGCCATTTTTGCTCCTTAAAAAAATGGGGAGCCGAAACTCCCCTAATCAACAGCACACAACTAACTTTGAACATAAGCTTCATTTTCAGGAGTGTCAGGATCATCAGCAATGAACCTACCATCCTCATCTCTAGCTCTCTTTTTACTGGGAATATCAACACCCTTTCGGATTATCGTAGTCTCATTACACTCAGTCTGAAGCTGTGCTTTGAACCACTCAAGCGCAGCTTTCTTAGACTCAATGTCATCTGACAAAGACTTGATATCAGCAATCAGTTTCTGAGCTAACACAAAGATATGTTGGTTTTGTAGTGACATTCTGGAGACATCAAAGTCTCCATCGTCAGTTTTGAATACTGTCATAGCTCATCCTCAAGGGACTCTTCTACATCAAACTCATCACCGACACCACCACTGGAGTATGGAACCAGATCAATGACCTGCATAGCTAGAAACTCAAGACCTTGATAAGTCTTACCACCTCTATCCATCTCCCATTCACGGTACTGAACCTTGACCTTGGAGCCGTTGCCAACTTCAACATCAATCTCATTCTTCATCCGATCATAGAGTTTAGGAGGTTCTCTAGTTCCCTTCGGCCCACCATTCACTTTACGTTTAATGATTACGGCAGGGCCTTCTTGCATNTCTTTGANAGTAAATCCACGGCGTTTGAAATCCGCAGCAGTGNCATCATTAACAACAAGATTAACACTGTATACTGGTTCATAAGTTGTATTGGGACGTTTAACACTAGCCCAATAAGCAGTACCTTCTACTATAGCCATTTATAGCTCCTCTTTAGCTTTAGTGTATAAATATTTGTGACCTGCCCAGAACAAAAAGGCCATAATCACGTTCTCAACAGTTGATGGTAACACACCTGTCCTCGTAGGTAAATCCATAATTTCTAAGAACTCACCGGCGATTAAGAGTGTCAAGGCGTAGAAACCAGTAACAAATATTACTGCTCCACCCATCAGTGCCTTTGCTTTTAAACTACCTTTCAGCGTTGCATTCCAGATATTTTTAAAGTATTCTTTAATATCAGTAATAAGATCTGTGTTATCTGTATTCATTCAGTGTCTCCAATTATTGTAAACTTGCCAATATCAATAGTTAGCAATGGTTCTACATCTTGCCAATCGTTTCGATCATAACGACCTCCAATAGTGATGTCAATAGAATCATCCTCAATATCATCAAGGCAGATATAACCACTGGTATCTGACCATCTAACACAGAGGAATGTATGCAAACTTAAAGATCTATATATCTCTTTAGCTTTTAAGAATTTAGATAAAGATATTATATAAGTAGGATAGGTAGTATGTTTACACCTCCGCTCTTTGAGTTCTAAGAAGAACTTAGGTTTATAACTTCTAGTATCTAAAGCTATAAAGTCTAACCCATATTGGATAGGTAGCTTTTTTAAATTAACTTTAAAGTATTTCTCTAAATCTTTTGCAAAGCTTTTCTCAGCAGCTAAAGACTGTTTAGTTTCATATAGTTTTCTAGGCATAGAGTTTCTCCCAGTTACGCGGCTTACGTTTCTTACCATCAGCCAAAGCCCTGTAGTAAGCGTCAGCACTAGCAGCCTTCCAATACATAGTCTTCAGTATCTCTTGGCCCTGTTTCACTCGTAGCTTCTTCCTTGGATAGCCACCATGAACAGGCTTAACATGAATAAACTTCCTGCCCACACTGATATCACAGAGCCTCCAACCCTCATAGTAATACCAAGTTGTTACCTTATCACTCATCTTTGGAGAAAGTAAAAAGTCTTTTAAGTCTAGATGTTCCTGCATTGTTGCGCTCCTTAGTGTGTACTTCATGCCATTTCTGAAATGCTTTCTTATTCATAATATAGTTATCATATTCTTCGTTCCTCATAACTGGAACCATTTCTAATAGTTGTTTTTGAGTATAATTACTAGCCATTAAACCACTCCGGTATAGGTCTGTTAGTCCACTTAGCAAAGTGTTTCGTATGGTAATAGTCTCGGTAACACTCAATGTTACAATCCGAAACCTTGTTTTCATCAGGCATTGCTAGAGTCGGAGGAGTGAATGAGCCTATCTCTATATTATCTGGCGGTTCATGTAGAAGATCTTTTAGCTCTGCACACTTATGAACCTTGTCGTATCTATAAGTATATTCATCTAGACAGGCTTCAAACAAATCGTCTAGCCAAACATAGTTACTAATAGTTTCACGACACCAAACAGCAGAAGGATGGTGCATATGTGTAGCTTGATATAGTTTAGCTCTCGGCCCATCAAGGTGAAAGCGTTTGACCATACGACCAGAGCGTCTTGATGGTTCGTAATACTGATCGCCATCAAGCATTCTGTGGGCCGTAGATAGTAACTGAGCATACTCAAGGATCATCTTGACTACATGTTTGTCACAGTGCTGCTTGGCACACTCTGTAGGGTTCTGATCTAGATAGAATATATTCATACCGGATTGCCCTCATCAGCAGTTACCCATTGCTCAGTCTCTTTATCAAATATTACTCCTAGTTGATTAGCGATATGTTTTATAGAGCTTTCAAACTCTTTCCAACTATCATCATCAAGCTGATCGAAATCAGTGAGGTCAGTTATATTTTGTAGTGCTTCATTGGTTGTCATACTGGATGCCCCTCATCAGCAGTTACCCACTGTTCAGTTTCAGAATCATAAACAACATTAAGAACATCTAATATTGTAGTCATAGCGTCTTCACATCTAATATTGTAGTCATAGCGTCTTCCATATCATTAACATACATATGATTAAAGAGATCATCTAAGGCTTGGCCTAGAGTCATAGGCTTTACAAACTTACTTATAATTTCATTAGATGCTGTGTGGTCTGGTGCTTTCATGGCTTGCTCCTTTGATTTAAATATGCTGTAAGCATTATGGGTAAAAGACTATCTAGCTCTACCGTTGAAGAAACTTGCTCCCAAGGCATGAGTCTTTCTCTGTCACTCTTTGCATAGCCTGCTAACTCATCTTCAACCAACTGAATAAAACTGCCTATGAAAGATCGTGAAGGGAGTGGTGCGCTGATCTTTACAAAGTTATAGGCTACCCAATCATCTATGTGGTGATAAAACTTCTCTCTTTCCATCTTGTTGTCGCTCCTCAATATAATAAATTACTTCATCAAGATAAGTAAAAAACTTTATGTCTTCAGTACACTCAAAGGGACACCCAATAAGGGCATCCCTGAGAGCAATTAGATCTTGCAGTGTACTTTCTTTTACCATTATGCAGCCTGTCGAAAGTAATAGTCATTAGAAATAACCTTAGAAACCTTGTTAGCTCTACGGTTCTGTAAGGTTACAACAGGAGATGATGTCTTCTTCATAGACGGAGCATGAGTAGCCCAGTCAGTCAGAGCATTATATACTGCCCAAAGATTGTTACCCTGTCGGCGAGAGTAAGTTTCTGTAAACACTCTCCATAGATACAGATAGTTTCTGTTCTTAGAAGCATTCTCATCACTCAGGTCAATCCCTGCCGCAGCACTGAAGATAGCTTCAATAAGCTGTTGAGATGGGACAGTCTGATACCAGATCTTCCAGAGTTCATTTTGTTGCATCATGATCTCTAAACCTCTACCAACAATCTGCGCTCCTTGATGGATATCTAGCTGCCGAGTATGTCTAGATTTATATATCGTAGAGCTACCCTCTGTAAATATCTGACCATTCATACAGGCTGACTGCCTAGCTCCTGCCGATAACATGAAACTAAACAGACCATCAAAGCTATTAACTCCAAGAAAACTCAAAGCAGCAGTATCACCATCAGGAGTTTGTAGGGCCTGATTAGGCAGAGTGTGTTTTACATAACACCTAGCACCGTTACGATCAGTAACAATATTTTCTACAATTCCATCAGTGTTTAGACCACTACGAGCAATGATAGCCCTTTGATTGTCAATCATCTCTCTGTGGTTGACAGCTTTATATCTAGGGCCAACAACACCTAGACACTGGTTGGTATCAGTACGAACCACAGCAAGTTTATTTACTCTTGAAGACTGTATGGAATCAACAGGCGATTCCCTAAAGTTAAAGTACAAAGGCTTCATGGCGATATCAAAATCTGCATCACCGTAAGGTAGGTAAGAAAGATTGTTGTTGTAAAGGTTGATTACATTTTCCATAGTTATTGCTCCTTAGTCTAAGATTTCTACAGGTTGTTGAGTTTCTATCCAAACTTTAGCACCGCATGACAATGGTTTGTCAGGTGAGTACTTAAGCTCTCCATCTACAAACTTAACACGATTACAGTAAGTGTTTGATTTGTAAGTCTTTACAGTTAATACAGGCTTGTTAGCTCCTTTAGCATTAGCCCTGA